GGTCACCTACCCAGGCATCATCCGAATGCTCCGCTATCGCCGCTCGCAGTGCATCGCGGTTGACCTGGGCGCGCTCGTCAATCGCACGCTCCACCGCTCGCTGCATGTTGGCGCTATTCCCCTTCTCATAATGATAAATCCCCTGCATCTCTGGCAGCTCATCCATCATCCCCACATCATACGGAACTACCACACTCACCCCACAGGCCAGTGCCTCCAGCGGAGTCATCGGGATCCCCTCCACCAAACTTGTGCAGACCAGTACGTCCAGCCCATGATAGAAGTCCTGCATCTCTGACCAGTGATATTTTCGTGTTTTCACCGGCCAGCCGCGCCCGCTGGCCATGAACTCGCAGCGCCGTCCGAGCTGTGAATTGACCAGTTCGCCAGCCAGTGCCTCACCCTTGCGCCCGTTGGCGTACAGATATCCACTGAAGCCAATGACCGGCCTGCCGTGCTTTGTGGCCGGTGCAATCGTAAAATGCCCCAGCTCCACCGGAGCATGTGCTCTCAGTGTCGGCCCCCACCGCTCAACCCAGGTCTCATATTTACGACATGTTACCACCCGCAGGCTAACCGCTTGCGCAATTTTATCGAACAGCAGCGCCTTGGGATGATTGGGCGGCTGCTCCTCCCTGTACGTCAGATATGCCGCTGTTTGCATGGTGAGGCTGCTCACAGTCTTCGGCGCTTCAAAATACCCTAGGAAATAGTTAATATCCGCTGCCATATCTACTGCCGGGCTGATATTCCAGCCCAGCCGTTCCTGCAGCAGCCTAGCCATGCGCGGCAGTATCCGGTCGTCCTCAGCATTCCGGCAAACGATATTAACCCTCACCAGTTTTCCCCATCTCTGCGATAGAATCCAGCCATGCCAATGCCATTATTGTCCACAATTTCAATGTCGATTTCACGCCCTTTAGCTTTGACAGCCTGAATAGCCTCATACACAGGCACACACGGTGATAACGCCTCGGCCGGGCTGTAATCGTGAAATAACATCAGCCCGCCCACCTTCAATCGATTGAACCAGGGCATATCCCTGCTTACCCAGCGGTGGTCTCCATCCACGAATATCATATCCCAGATTCTAGAATCTTCTGCAAGATAATCCCATGAAAAGCGCGTCAGGATATCGACATTCTTATAACTCGCCAGCCGCTTGCGTGCTATCTCGGCTTCCACGCTTGTCGGATTTAGCGTTACTACCTGCGCTTGCGGAGCCGCCAGAGCCAGCGCCGCCGCGCTGTATCCAAGTAGAGTGCCAATCTCTAGTATATTCGCCCCCTGGAGGTTGTATGGTCTGGCCAGCACATATATCCAGCCCGCCTGGTATTCCTTGACAGAACCCTTATGGTAGCGCAGAGGCCGAATCTGTTCGAGCGCCAGCCTGACCCCTGTTAATGGGCTTTGTTGCTGTAACATCTCTGTTTCGGTCAGGCCCTTCAGCTTAAGCTCCATACATTCCTTTCTGGCAGGGGCGTTATTGAGCGCCCCTGCTTCCATCCGCTGCCTAATTATCAGGTGCCAGCTTCCGTTTCAACCAGAACGAAGGCGCTCGGCCTCAACACGCCGAAGCCAGCCCGCATCACGCCTTGAATCATCACCAGGCGACGAGTGAAGAAATCTTCGTAGCCGTCGCTGATGGAAATCGTGGCATCCTGCCTGTCCCACCACTTGGCTTTGCGGAAGTCTCCCAGAATAGCAGTTCCCTGGGTGACATGGTCGCATTCTACAATCGGATAGCCCCACAGCGTGCTAGTGTTCGTGCTGAAAGGCCCGCCATAGTAGAATTTCTTATCGCCATCCTGAAGCAGGTCGACCATCTCCTTGTCTTCGGGATTCATCAGCCAGGCGGTCGGAGTGGCCCTGCCCGTAACCCTTACGGCTGTGACGGCTTTGCGCGCCGTAGTCAGGAAGTCTGTAGTCCACTCCTGACTCAGCACGCCGGACGTACTCAGGATGCCCGTAAAGTGAGATGTGCCTCCAGTTCCAGCCACCATCTCGTATTCCAGGTCTTCGAGTATGTCATCTCGGATATCGTTCTCAATCAACCCCCGCAATTGCCCGGCATCCGCAATCGCTCGCCGCGAGGCCGGTACGTTAACGGTGATATCTTTGATTGAATCCGTGACCTCTTCGAAAGTCATCGCCCCCTCAGGCGAGGCTCCCTCAACTTCACCCGTACCACCGGTGTACTTCGTTACATTCGACTCGGGCGTGACGGCCGCCTGCGTTACCTGCGCTGTCTGCCGAACATAGTGCACTTCATCGCTTCCAGTGCTCTCCCGTAAAATCAGGTTGAGTATTGAAAGTGGAGCGCGCCCCAGTGTTTCGACATATGGCTTGTAGTCAGGCACAACCATAGCCCCAGCGCTCGTGCTCGATGAACCTGTAATCAAGGTCTTAACGCGAATCGACGGTGACCCCTGATTACGGCTGGCCGGCTGATAGCCCTTAAGCCAGCGCTGGAAATCCTCATTCTGAAACAGAATATCGGCAGCGCCAGCACTCGCGGCTTTTTGTTCAGGGGCAACCGGGCCGCCCCCCAGGTCACGCAGGGCGTCTATCCGTTTCTTGCCCTCGCGCGCCCGTTCCAGCTCGGCCAGCAGCCCCTCATATTCGGTCACTAGAGAGTCAGCCTTGCGCTGCTCGTCTTCGGCAAACTCGCGTTCACCCACCTGATCGCAGAACGCCCTGATTTGGGCTTGCTTGGCCTCAATCTCGGATTGAAGCTGTTTAATCGTTTTCATGTTAGTTCTCCCTCTTGTTATCTAAATAGGCAATACTCAATATATCGACTCGCTTCCGAAGCCTGCTCGATGCTGACAACGGCTTGCGGTCTGGTTCCGCCTCGCCCTTGCCATTATCTTCAGATTCAGATGCGTTTTCCCCGTTATCCACTTGGCACTTGGCCCCCAGGCGCACCAGTGCATCGTGCGCCGCCTGAATGTCGTCTATATCGTGCGCAGAATGCCGCGCCCCAACCTTCATCCCCTTCAGCTCGGGTGGTTCCAAATCCGCATCGCGCAGATGACGCGCCAAGTGATTATAAACTCCCTGCCTGTCGGAGTCCGGTATTGTTGTTCCTCCTCGCCCGCCGTTCAGCACGCCGATTCCAGTCTGGCAGGCTCGGATATTGGCCGCCCCAGGCTCGCCATCAGATGATATCATATGATGGATGAAGCGATAAGAGCTTTTGATGCCATCGTCTCCATCTGGGTCGCGCCAGGCATAAATCCTCCGGTAGTAGGCCGCATCTTCACCGCTGCGCACGCGCGCTTCGTTGGCTGGCCCATCCCAGGCAGCATCGGTGGTCGGTGTCGAGTGGCTGGCAAGCGCGGCCTTAATGCTTGTCGTGCGTGTGCCAATCCCCGCCCCCAGCATCACGGGGCTGACCTCAATAACGTCCAATTTTTCCAGCACGCGCACCTGCCCTTCGCTGTTGGGCACATCTGTCGGTTGATTCTGGAAGCTGTATTTGAGAATACTGAAGCCATAGCTCCACTCCACCAGGTCTCCCAGAGCCTTGATGGTTTTGTAGTGCTCGTTGCCAGCTTCGGTATCCAGAAAGAACTGGCCATCGACCCATGCCTCAGATTCAGAGGAGTGAATCACGCCCTTGCCGACCGGCAAGCTATCCCAGTCATGCATCCAGGAGGAAATGCGCACCGGCTGGCCGTCCTGAAATGCTCCTGGTATGGTAATGTCACCATCCTTATCCACCACGTTCAGCGTGGCGAATACGGCTCTGAATGTACCCGTCTCCTGCGATTCCTTGAACTCGAACCGCTGTCCGCTGAATACTTTCTTCTCTTCCATTTTTGTTACCTCCCGAACTCTAAACTGCATTCGCAGTTCGCATTATTCTCAGCCCCTCCAACCGGATCCCCCGGCCAGCGCTGCCCGGTTGGATAGAATATATCGTTGAGGTTCACGGTCATACCATCCATCGCCGCATGTTCCGGGCGCGGATTCTGCGAGTTAACCCGCCAGGTCTTCGTCTTCAGCCCCGCCTGACGCGCCCCCTCGTGCGCACCGAAATTGGCCATCTGCGTCACCTTGCCAATGGCAATTGCCCCGGCCGTGATGGTTGCCAGGTGGTCGAACGTATCCCTGATGGCATTCTCCGGCTCCTCGGCGCGCAGGGCGGCGGTTGTCATTTTGACGGTATCATCCGTCACATAGCCGGCCGTTATCTCGGAGCATTCCTTAACATAGGCCTCCATCGGCTCCTGGGCCACATCAGCATCCAGCTCGGCCGCCATATAACTGGCCCAGACCCAGGCAGTGTCAATCCCCAGCTTAAACAGCTCGTCCGTTAATTCCTTGAGCCAGCGGTTTTTGTCTGTCCATAATGTGTTCGGCTCGACATTGCCGCTGCCGGCCCGCGAGCGGATTGTGCGCTCCTGCCTTCGGAAATACTTTTCAAGCTCGTTCTTCCAGCGCTGCACATACTGCGCACGCAGTTTGGGCTGGGTTGGGTCAATTACCGCCCGCGCTTTCATCTCAATTTCTTTTTGAGCCTTGGCAGCATCCACCGGAGGCACAGCCGGCTGTTCGCTGACCATCATCATGTTTAACGGTACGGCCAGCTCATCCCCACCCGCGATGCTCGGAAGGTTCAACTTCGCGCGCGCCTCATTCACAACCATATAAGGCCGACCCACGCCCCGATTCAGCACATCCACCTGCTCCTCAAACGAGCCACTGAGCTTCTCCTGAATGTTAAACTCGCAGTACACGTTCTCCATATCCGGCATATCCGCGCCAAGCTGTAGTTCGATTTCCTCCTCAATCATCCTCAGCCACGGCCCCAGGCAGTCCTGATACAGGTTCTTGTGCTGCTCTCGAATATTGGCGTAAGTCGAATGCTCCAATATCCCCACCATCGGCAGCGGGATATGATAGGCTCGTGCACACTCTTCGCGCGTCAACTTCCTGCCCGCCAGATACTCGCTCTCCTGGGCGTTGAATGTCACCTGCTTCCACTGCATGCCCTCTTCCAGCACCGCCGTCTCACCGCTGTTCTCGGCTCCCGTATACAGCGCCTTGAACTCTGCCTTGAACCGCTCACGCGCCTCTGGGCTCCAATCAGGCGCGTCTCTGGGCCGTTCGATGATCCCGCCCATCCGCGCCGCGTTGGCCCAGAAATGCTCCCGGTAGTCCGCCGCCGCATGCTCCTCGGCCAGTACTCGCCGCAACGTCTCCAACGGCGATAGCCCCTCGAATGGGCTGTCAGGGTTGTACCCACGGAAATGCACCA